GACAACATAAATGGCTTGATAGATGAATCAAATTTCGAAAAATCAGATGCGTAGAAAATTAATTCATCACCGTTCTCCTCAATAAAATTACCAGCCATTTGTCCAATTTCATCACGATTCAAACCAGATGAAAATCTAAATGGTGAATATGATTTTGGACCAAACGTTTGCTTGCATTTTGAATTAATGCTATAGAATATGGGGCCAAGCTCAGAGGTGACAATCTTAGCTGGGCAGCTTATGAAACGGCATGCTTTGGTGACAGCTTTATTAATAAATTCAAGTTTGCCAAAGCAGGAATAACTCTTCATAAAACGAGCTGGGTGGCTCATAAATTGATAGAGTTTGTATTTGTTGTTATGGACATCGCGATACGCACGTTTCTTAGCTTCTCCCCATGTTCTTGAACGTTCCCATTCTTCATATGATATAATGTCATTGTTTTGCATAATAGGTAAGAATGGTAATATATGATGCTGAATGAACGTTGTAAATTCCTGTTCATCTCTGGGTTGAGTGTCCAGGAATTTACGATTCTGTCTAGTCTTAAAAGCGTATTGGAGATTAGACATCGTACCTTTATGGAATATATATGATGTTTTGAAATATGGTAGGATTGCAAGAACTGGAATTCTGGGTTGAAGACCAGAGTCAAAGAAAGATAAAATAGATGATCCTTCTTTTTGTGCAACAACTTCTTCACTAGGTGGCTGATTAATAGATTCACCTACCAGTGTAACTACATTGTCATCATTATAATGACTATTAGGTACGAACAACTTGTGAAGTTTACGTTTCAACTTCTTAGTTACACGACCATATATAGAATTACCAATGCCGAAATTTCCAATAGCTAAATTAATATCATCCTCATCAGCCATAAAATCTGCTCCAACATCCGCATCAATTAATGCGTTAGTAGATTCAGCATTGGTAAAATAGTGGGTGTTCCCCGTGCCATACTTATGAAAACGTAAAGCAGAGGAAAAAATGTCAAATAATAATGAACGAGTACCTGATTCCTTACGCAAGCCATGTGAACACAGAACATCTTGCTGTACTTTGTAGTAAACTACTACAGGAAGTCCACTTTTACGAAACATAGATGGCTTGTTGTTATGACAAACACGAATCATATCACCAGATCTTTCTAAGATATCATGTCCAGCACGAAATACAAATTCTATATTATAGAATTTTTGTTCATGATATTTATCTTCTGTGTAGTAGAAGGCTGGATCAATATCTTTACCATCTTCTGTTTTTCCGTGAAGAAAAACCAACTTCTTGAAAACCTCTGGATCATAGACATCCGGAATCCAAAAACCACGGGGTAGTGATCTTTGTGTTTTCTTGATTGGTGGTTTATGATTCGATTTTTGCTGCTTTGGATCTCCACTTGGCTGGGGTGCCGGCACAACCCCTATTGGTGGTATTTGGATTGGTTGTTGTTGAGGAGGTGGTTGTGGAGGTGGAGGACGATGTTTCTGTACTTTCTGATTAAGAAGTCCATAGTCAATCAAATTTTTCGGAACATATGAACGACCTAAAGCAGCACGCCTGGATATGTCTTGTACTTTCTTACGATTCATGCTCTTCCACTTCTGTTGATATGAAAAACGTGTACGGAGAATGGAACGAGCAACAGGCTGCACACCAGGTTGTCTTGGAATTGGTTTCTTTTTGAAACGAGGTGCAGGTACTTTTGGAGGTGGTGCTACAATGTTAGAGCGGATAGCAGGTTCATGATCCTGTATTTCTTGTTCTTTTAATTCTTCGCCATTGATAGGATCATTTTTCTCATTTCTCAGGAAGTCATATAAATCTTCGACGGATCCTTGATCAACCTCATCACCAGAATCATCACTCTCGTCAAGATTCATGGTATAGGGACCATCAACTTTCTCTTTAGGATCGTCAACACCTGAGGCACATAAACGAGGGTATACATGAAATGAGCACCACATATGACTATCATATATACCTCCATTTTGAATGTGCACGCGGACCTTTTTATTCTTATGAATATATGTACCAATAACGCGATGAGTTGTAGGTCCGACTTTTAACCTCTTTGATTTAGAAATTTGCTTCAATATTCTAATGAATTCACGATATGTAGTGATATCAATAGAATTTAATGAAAATTGAAAATTACCAATTTTCAAAACACATCTATTTCTGT